TGGTGCAAATATCGCAGAAATAGCTAAAATAGTCGTAGAAAAGCCGTATAAATACGGTAAACATTACCTACCCCACGATGCAAAGGCTAAAACATTAGCAGCAGCGGGTAAGTCGGTAATTGAGCAATTGAGTGATCATTTAGGCATCAACAACATGGCTATCGTGCCTGATTTGTCGGTGCAAGACGGGATTCAAGCGGTCAGGCAGATGTTGCCGCAATGTTGGTTTGACGCAGAACGCACGCACGATGGGCTAGAAGCATTACGGCAATATCAGCGGGAATACGACGAGGACAAGAAAGCATTTAGACAGACGCCAAGGCACGATTGGACAAGCCATCCAGCTGACGCATTTAGGATGCTTGCAATTGCGTGGAGGTTAGAACCAAAGGTTAAGCCACCAGACGTTGAGAAACCGCTGATGGTTGGCCCTGAGAACACGGTTACATTGAATGATATGTGGGCAACCCACACAACAACACGGAGTAGAAGATTATGAGTGGCGTAGCAAATCCTTATCGTTACCAGTACGAACACGTTGCAGCAAGTTCATCGGCGCAGGTTTTAGGCGGTACAGGCGCAATTGGTGATTACATTCACAGATTGGTTTGTACGGTCAGTACAGCATTGACTTCAACGGTTCAAATCGTTGACGGTACAGGCGCAGGCATTTTGACACATACTGTGTTGCCAGCTGCGGTCGGCGGCGGCATTGGTGTGTATAACATCGAGCTAAACGCAGTATCTGCAAACGGCGCTTGGAAGATTACAACTGGCGCAGGCGTTGAAGTCATGGCGGTAGGTATTTTTACGCAATGATCGTAGCAAGCGTATTGCGGTCTGGTGGTGATTTCAAGCCTGAACACGTTTATGCGCTTGAAAAGATGTGTGCTAAGTATCTGCCATCGCACAAGTTTGTGTGTTTGTCGGACGTTGAGCTAGAGTGCAAAACCATCCCTTTGCTTCATGATTGGGTTGGTTGGTGGGCAAAGATGGAGTTGTTTAGGCTACCAAGCGCTTTGTACTTTGACTTAGACACGGTGTTAACTGGTGACTGCACGGCAATGATTGAGGCGGCAAAACAGCATGATTTTGTGATTATGCGTGATGTTTATCGAGGTCAATACAACCCGAAAGCAATGCAATCAAGCATGATGTATTGGTCAAAGCCTGTTGATTTGTACGATAAGTTTGCTGCATTACAGATGTATACGGCGGGTGGTGACCAGGCTTACATTGAACACTTTATGCGGGACAAAGTGACGTACTGGCAGGACATTTGTGATGAAATTGTGAGCTTTAAAACTGATGTGCTGCCCAAAGGGTTAGATGATGCCAAGGTTGTGATATTCCACGGCAAACCTAGACCGTGGGAACAAACAAGGATACCGTATGAAATTGGTTGAAGGCTGGTACGTACCTGACTTTGATGAAGTTTGCATCACGGCATTGTTAAACGAATTGCCTGATTTAACGTTAAGTTACATTTACGTTAACAACTTCAGAACTGTCATTCAAGCAGGTGGCAATATTGGACTATTTCCTGCAAATATGGCTAACTATTTTGAAAGAGTGATTACCGTTGAGCCTGATGCGTTAAATTATTCAGCCTTGGTATTAAATACAAAAGGAATTTTAAATATTGAACATACGCAAGCTGCGTTCGGTGACAAAACAGGTATAGCGGCTGTTGACAGAATCCAGCCTGACAATATTGGGGCGCATCAAATCAAAGCAGGCAATGAAGTGCGAGTCCTTACTATTGATTCATTTGATGTAAATGATTGTGATTTTATCCAGTTAGATATTGAAGGTTACGAACATTTGGCGTTGCTTGGCGCAGAACAAACCATTAAAAAAACATATCCGGTTATCACGTTAGAACTTAAAGGTTGTGGCGAAAGATACGGTTATAGCAATGAAAATACAATTGATTTGCTTGCGAATTGGGGTTATCAGATCGTCGGGCGGGTCAACCGTGACGTAATTTTTGCGAGAATGTGATGGACTTTCAATATCAAACAGATGATGAAAAGCAAAAGATGCTTGCTCAATTTTTGCAAGCTCAAGAACAAGCACGAAAAATGATGCAACCGACAGATATTCCTGTTGACATGAGGCAAGAAACGATGCAAGGCGAATCATCTGAAAACATGATGAACCCTTATATTCAAATGATTGGAACTGGTGGGGTTGGCAACAACATTGCATCAGGGTTTGGTCAAATTAGGGGCAATATTCCTATTGGTGAGAACGCCACAATTAGCCCATATGCAGGAGGCGTTGGTGCAGTTGGTTCAGCCGGTGGTCAACGCTTGGGTATGTTTATGCCGCAAGTTGGCGTTAATTTAACGCAAAAATACTAAGGTATCAAAATGGAAGCATTGACTGGTGTTCAGAAATGGCTAAACGTAATCAGCCAATACGACAATGAGTTCAAGAAATGGGAAGCTCGCACAAATAAGATTGTGAGGCGTTACCGTGATGACAATCGCAATCAGAACACTAACGAAACGGCTAAATTTAACATTCTGTGGTCTAACGTACAGACGCTAATCCCTGCCGTATACGCTCGTTTGCCAAAAGCAGACGTTGCCCGTAGGTTTGGCGATAACGATCCAGTCGCTCGTGTTGCTAGTCAGTTGATTGAACGTGCCTTGGATTTTGAAATTGAGCATTACACCGATTTCAGATCAACCATGAAACACGCAGTTGAGGATAGGTTTTTGGGTGGTCGAGGCGTGGCATGGGTACGCTACGAGCCGCACGTTCGGGCGCAAGATGAACCTGAAGATGGCTATCAAGTAACTGAGGATGTTGACGAACCGGACGAAGAAAGCGGTCAACAGGTCAAAACTGCAATGCCTGGCGTTGATGGCGCTATGGGCAAAGAAGTCGAACCTCAAGAGGAAATTGAATACGAATGTGCGCCAACTGATTACGTGCATTGGAAAGATTTTGGCCATTCCGTCGCAAGAACATGGGAAGAAGTCACAAGCGTATGGCGTTGGGTGTATATGACCAAAGAAAGCCTAACCGAACGATTTGGCGAGGAAATGGCTAAGAAGATACCCTTGGATGCAGGGCCGGAAACGAATAAACAGTATTCCACCCAATCCAAAGATTTTACTCGCGCCAAGATTTGCGAAATTTGGGATAAAGAAAGCGGGAAAGTTTATTGGATCAGTAAGAGTTGTCCACAGATATTAGACGAACGTGACGATCCGCTAGAACTAGAAAATTTCTTTCCATGCGCTAAACCGTTGTACGCCACAATGACGAGCGACACGCTTGTGCCTGTGCCTGATTTTGTGCTTTATCAAGATCAAGCCACAGAGTTAGACATTTTGACTGATCGTATCGACGGGTTAGTTAAGGCGTTGCGTGTGCGTGGGGTCTATGACGCATCACAACCCACTTTGCAGCGTCTTTTGACGGAAGGCGATAACAACACACTTATCCCCGTTGATAAGTGGATGGCTTTCTCTGAGAAAGGCGGTTTAAAAGGGTCGATTGACCTGTTGCCGCTAGATACCTTATCAAATGCTCTATTGCAATGCTATCGGGCAAGAGATGAAATCAAAAACCAAATCTATGAAATTACAGGTATTAGTGACATTGTTCGGGGTCAAACAGCAGCTAGTGAAACCGCCACGGCACAACAGATTAAGGGTCAGTATGCAGGACTGCGCTTGCGCTCGATGCAAGAAGATGTTGCCTTGTTTGCGAGTGAGTTATTTCAGTTAAAGGCGCAGGTTATCTGTACTAAGTTTCAGCCTACAACAATCCTTATGTACGCTGCCGCACAAGGAATGCAACCGGCAGATCAAGCGTTAATTCCCCAAGCATTACAGTTAATTCAAGACAAACCGTTACGTTCATTCAGGATTCAAGTGGATTCGGATAGCCTTGTGCAAATTGATGAGAATCAGAACAAGCGTGAGCGTACAGAATTTTTACAAGCTATGGGTGGGTTCTTGACGCAAGCGTTACCAATGGGTCAACAGGCGCCAGAGTTAGTGCCTATGCTTGTTGAATTGGTTAAGTTTGGCGTTGGCGCATACAAAAAAGCTACGCCGATTGAGG